AAGTTAATCCACAAAGAGTTACAGAACTTATGGATGAGTTCGTTGAATCACATAACGAGAACACAATACAAATACTTAAAGAGATGGAGGAGGAATAATGGCTAAGAATCCATTTAATGAACCAGGCATTGACATAAACTCAGATGAGTTTTTTAAGATGGTGTCTAAAGTAATGATTAACAAACACAATGACGAGGACGAAGATTTCGATTTATTGGAGAATAAATAATGGAAGCAATAGACAAAGTTATATTATATTTTTTTCTGTCGCTACCTGTTTATATAGTAGGTGCGTATGTCGTATCAAACTGGCTAACTGATATTCTTTATGTTCGTTACAGAATATTAATAAATAAAACAAGGAGAACACAATGACACTACAACAAGTAGATGGAATAACTTATGTAAATGGTATCAGAATAGAAACTGAAACAATACCAGTTGCAGACATAGATGAAGCATTATTAATAATGCAGGAAGATATAGCACACCATAAAGAACAAATAGACAAGCTACTTATCAGGAGAGATGAGATAATTCTTCATGCTATCAAGCATGGGTTCTCAGTTATTAAGATAGCTAAGTTATTAAAGCTAACAAGACAAGGTGTATATGAACGACTAAAACAATATAAGAATGAGGAGGAATAATGGCTAAATTTAATTTAGAAAATTATGAAACAGTAGAGGATAGATTAAAAGCATATTGGAGCGACAACCCTGAGGGTAGAATCAGTACAGAAGTAGTGCATGAAACTGCTGATGGAACTTGTGTCACTATCAAAGCAGAAATCTATATTAAGAATACAGATGAACATCCAGTTGCTACTGGTATAGCACAAGAAACTAAAGGACAAGGTGGATTTGCTAATACTGATGCCTGGGTAGAAAACTGCGAAACTTCGGCTATTGGTAGAGCATTAGCTAACTGGAAATACCAGGGTGCAAAGTCGCCTAGACCTAGTAAGCAAGAGATGTCTAAGGTAGGCAACAAACCTGCTGATGTCAAAGTAGAGAAACCAAAGATGACTTCAGACAAAGAGGACATAGAAGTCTTAGAAAAAGCAAAGCAAGAGTTTGCTGAATCTATTACTGAAAAACCATCCACAAACAAAGCTGACCAAATGAATATGCTTATAGATGGCTTCGAGTTAGACAAAAGTGTAGCACAACACTACAAGCGAGAAGCATTTAAAAAATCAGGATTGTCTAAGGATGTAGAGTCCTGGACTAATGATGACATGAGTAAGTTCTTAGACCTGTTTGAAAAAGAGGTAGAAGCTGACAAGTCAGATATAGATTTAGTTGAAGATGTATTTGGAGAAGTTAAAGACCTAACACAAAACTGTCCTGAATGTGGTAAATCAGAATATATAGAGGACAATAGGGAGAAGAAAGCATCTGACCCTAAATTCTCTAAAATACCTAGTTGGAGTTGCAGTAACTACCAAAACAACAATGGTTGTGGTTGGACTGCCTGGGGAGATACAGATTGTCCTCCCGAATGGCTCTAGAACAAGCGGGTTTTAGTGGTATAGAGAGGTTAAAGAAAAAGTTACAAGCAAAGTATCCTAATCACAATTTCGATATACCACAAGAACCACATACAGAACACAAATCTTATTTATGTAAAGATAATAAGATATTTTATACAGACAAAGAGGGTAATGTCTTTTGCGGAGGTAGATACAAAGAAGCAGATGCAAAAAACCCTTTTATATGGACATGGCGCGAGTGTCATGCCTTAGTCCAAAAAGCAAAACAGGAGGATGAACAAGATGAGCTACCTTTCTAACATACTATTTTATACAAAGAACTTTATCTTTAAGAATAGTTATACACCAAAAGAATTTAGGAGGTTTATATGCTTCATGTGTTATGAACCACACCTATTTCCACTTACAAGCAAAGACTACATGGCATGTAACGAATGCCTAGATACATTAAAGGAGGATTAATATGCCGACATACGAAGATTCATACAGTAAAAGAAATTCAGGAGAGGACATGGCGGATGTAGCTATGCAAAAGTATCTTAAAGAAAATGATTGTATTGAGTACAAAGACTATTTAAGAATAGGAACTGACCCTAAAGAAAATACTTTAGACCTGTTTTGGTATGCAACTAAGGTGTTACTCATACCTGACTACATCCTGGTTCGTAAAGGTTACATCTTTTTTATTGAAGTTAAAGGTACAAACAAACTTAAAGAAGAAGATTACTTTAAGATTCAAGAGATGGCGTTTAAAGGTGCAAGGTTCAAGGAAGTTAAAGTAGGTATCATGTATTTTAAATCTCCTGATGCTGAACCAGTATGGGTTGACCATCTTAAATTAAGAGATTATTGGTTAGACAATACAATACCTATAAAGCATTACCCTGAAAAAGATTTTATGGGTAACTTAAAACCATACAAAGAATTACCTTTATAGAGGAAAGTAGTTATCCCATCCTTTATCACTAATTGTGAAAGTGAGGACACCTGGGTGCGACCAAAGTCCAGTACTAGCAGTAAAGTCTATGCTCTTGTCTATTGATGGTGCTTGAAACCAAGTCCTGTCACCTTGTTGTTTCATTCTTAGGTGATGATAATGTGCGGTTACTAAAATCTCACTGTCACCGCTAGGCAAGAATCCAAACATCTGACCTTTCCACCATGCTTCAATCTTAGCTTCAGGGGTTTCCGCCTCTGTTACCGCTCATGTGTCCATGCGTAAAGCTACAAGACTTACCCTTAATCATAAGTGTTTGATGAAATCCATCAGGTATATTTACTTCTACTTTTCCATACCTCTCAGGATTAGCAGACATAATCTCCTGGCATATTTGCAAGTGCATTGTATCAGAGTTATCTAATCTTGATGTAGCAACTTGACCTTTGCTTGTCCTGGACATCTCACCATGATTACCTGGTACACCTGCAAGAACTAGCCTAGGTGCATGAGGTAAGAATGTGTCAATAGTTTTCATAACCATTGACCTTGCTAATGCGTATTGCTCAATCAGTGAAAGCTCAACATTGTGTGGTTGAGATTCGTAGAAGTGTGGTGTACAGTTTTCGGTAAGGTCACCTAAACCTACCATATAGATTTCATCTATCTGTACTCCAAGTTTACGAAGGTCTTTAATCCTGTTTACTCCATCTTGTAATGCCCTATCGTATCTCTTGATAGTGTTCTCAACTCCATAATCTTTTTTTCCGAGTTGCCAATCTGACATAAACCACATAAAAGCGGTATCACCTGCATTGTATTTCTTCTTTATAGGGGGTTTTCTCTTAGCTTGTTTAAATAGTTCTTGAAAATACCTGTCATGTCCAGGCTTCTTTTTTCTTACAATGCCTTTAAACGCATAAAAAGTTTCAACTGTGCCACCTTTTAGCTGTGTATTCCAAGATGATGCTCTTACACTACCTTCAATTTCGTAGTGTTCGGGGTCGAATCCCCATTCTTTTAATATAGAATCGAATTTATTTCTGTAATTTGGGTCTGTTCCTACATGAGTAATCTCACCAAGACCAGTCTGTTCGTTGACTTCAAGTCCAGGTTGCCACCCAGTTTTGTAGAAATTATTACCCCATTCTTCTGGTATGTTAGGCACTATACCTCCTTTGCCCTGTCAACTTTATTATACAGGACAAAGAAGATTAGTAGGTTATTTAGATACTTTTTGCGTACTAGAACCACCAATTTGCTTTTTGGCGTAAGCCTTTATAACAGCAAGAGCGGCAGCTCCTCCTGATAAAGCAGCTAATTGGACTGTTTCCGCTTCAATTCCTACTAAAGGTGCAATAGTTAACGCACCAATAAAGGCTTCTACGAATGTCCAGGTAACTCGTTCTAGCATATCTTTAAGTTCTTCACTCATTCTATACTCCCATGCTTCGTTCCAAGGAGTCCACCCCACATCCTTCTTGAATGTCCCATCAGATTTTCTTTTTCTTTTAAATTTCTCAAACATTAGCTTATTACTCTTCCTTTAATTTTTGAATTTAATGCTATGACACCACCATTTATTTCTTGTAGTTTCTCATATACACTATCAGCTAATATCATGTGGTCTTTTGACTTGTTGTCTATAGCAGG